TATGTCTAATAATATGAATGCTATGTCTAATAATATGAATGCTATGTCTAATAATATGAATGCTATGTCTAATAATAATGAACAATGTGATAAGAGTGCTATGATGATTTTTAATTTGATTGATAATTTAATATTAGAAATGGTTGAACAGCCTATTAAGAAACACTCTACTACAAAAGTAAAACAAACTAATGGCGATGACTCTTGTGGAACATATGGATATGGAAATCACCGTAATCCAAAATATATTGGAATGAAGGAGCAAATAGATGAAAGAGGAAATCGATGAACTTTTTTATTTACATAATATATAATGAATCAGTTTAATCAAATTCCGGATATTTTATTTTCTGGTTTAGGTAAAGATTATTGCTTTATCTTCAATATCTTTACTTTCCTTTCACTTTTAACCCTTCTTGTTTTTTCGGTTAACATTCTTTCTAATGTTTTCGGTAAAAAAGGAAAAGGTATTCGCTTCGTAGATATCATTCTTTTTGCGTTGCTATTCATCAGTTACTTACGTGACAGGGTTTTCTACTCCATGTGTCTTAATTAAATTTATTGTTTCTATGTGTAAATATTGTATTATTTTTACAATATTTACGGAATCGGATTGGTTTATTCTACTGTAACTACTTTGGCTAAGTTTTTTGGTTTGTCTGGATTTAGATTCTTATTTACGGAGAGATAATAGGACAATAATTGGAGTGGAATTAAGGCCAATAAACTTGAATAATATTTATTATTTGATACTTTAAGGGTTTGATCTAAACAAGGTGAGGTTGGTGAGGTTGGTGAGGTTGGTGAGGTTGGTGAGGTTGGTGTTTCAATGTTATGTATTTGGATAATTGGAGCACCTCTTGATTTTATTTCCTCATAACAATTATTTATTTTGGCTCGGTGTTCTTGTTGACAATTTAGTAGAATTACGGGAAAATTCTCATCTAGTAATGCAAAAGGACCATGTTTTAGAGAGCTTGCCGAATAACCTTCAGTGTGAATATAGCTGATTTCTTTTATTTTTAGCGAACTTTCATCGGCTATACATTGATCCGTTCCTTTACCTAATATAAACATGTTGTTTATGTTGTTTATGTTGTTTATGATGTTTATGTTGTTTATGATGTTTTTGGCTATTGTTTTGACACTGTTTGATATTTCATTTAAGGTTGTTGAATAATCGTTGGAGAGATTTTGGAGGGAGGTTATTACTTCGGTGCGTAATTTTTCGTTTATATTTTGTTGTTGAGCAAACCATAAAGCGATTAGTGAAAGACAGACCACTTGTGAAGTGAAGGATTTTGTAGACGCGACGCCTATTTCTTGACCAGAATTACAATATACGCCACAATCGACTTCGCGTGCTATTAATGAGTCGACTACATTTACGACGCCGATGGTTACGATGTGGGTTGTTTGTGATTGATTGTATTCTTTCAGTAATTCTATACAGCGATATAAATCTTTGGTTTCTCCTGATTGTGATATTAATATAAAACCTAGTGCTACTGCTTTATTGGATGTTTTTGGTAAATCTAATATTGATAGTTCGGCTCCGTCGAATACTTGGACGGTTTCGAAATTGCATAATAATTTAAAGAAATGGGCTCCATATAAGGCGGCGTTATAGGATGAACCACAGCCTAGTAAAATTATGTGGCGAATGTTTTTTAATTTTAATAGGTTGCACATTTCGTCCAATCCTCCTAATTTAACTTCGCTTTCTGATTTTATACGTCCACCCATATTGATGCTATTTTGGATTGCTTGTGGCTGTTCGTATATTTCTTTTATTGTCCAATGTGCATACGGATGGGGTGAAAGTTGAGCAGTCAGTTCGGTTGAAATGTTTTTTTCTTTATATGAATTTTTTGTTGTAATTGATGGCGATTGAAGATGGTTGTCTAGAGAGATTGTGCATATGTCGTCATTTTCTAGAGTAATATACGTGTTAACTTCGTTATTGAAACCGCTCTGTTCAGATGTTACTATGCATAAATTTTCTGTTATTCCAACTAATAGCGGAGAGCCGTTTCTTACGCAATACAAATTTGTTGGTTCGGAGCTATTTATTATTACTAATCCGTATGTGCCGTTTAAAATACCTATAGTAGATTTTATGGCTAATAGTGTGTCGGAGGTTTGTGTATAATAATAGGATAATAGGTGTGCAATTACCTCGGTATCGGTTTGTGATTTGTAAACTAAGGATGGGTTCACTTTTTGGAGAGATTTTTTTAATTGTTGGTAGTTTTCGATAATTCCGTTGTGAACAACTATAAATTTATTATCATAAGATTGATGTGGGTGTGCATTTACGTCGGTTTTGGGTCCATGGGTCGCCCAACGATTATGACCTAGACCAACGTTATAGTTTTTGTTGGTTTCGGTCTGAAATTTTTCTTTTACGAGCTCTAATGAGTTGTTTGTATTAGTTGATGCATATTTATGAATTAGGGGGTTAATTGGAATATCATTGTTGATTAGACCTACTCCACAAGAATCGTATCCGCGATTTTGTAGACGTGTTAATCCGTTTAATATATAACTTACTAATTGATCAGTTGTTATATTATTATTGGTTAGTATACCGAATATACCACACATTTATATTTATTAAGTTTATATTTATTAAGTTTATATTATTTAGTTTATATTTATTTACTTTATATTTCGCTATCTCTCTTTGTATCTGTTTGTGTAGTTGTTTGGTTCTGATTGGGTGTTGTTTGGGTTTGTTGGATGATTAGTGATAATCCTATGTTTTGTATTTCGAATAAAGAGTTTATTATTGGACGGTCTATGTAATGGTGATTGAGTCCGAACAATAGGGATGAAACAGCTAGTGAGATTAGTATTAGTATTTTTGTTCGTTCAATTCCGTAGTAAACGGGAATTGTTTTCACGTTGTTGATGGTGTCTTCTTCGACGTCTTTTATATCGGCAAGATTTGTTGTGGCAAACAGAGATAAAAGACAGGGTATATAACAACCTACATCATATAGAATATTATAATTGTGTTCGTATAGATATGCTGGTAATATAATGGTTGATATGGTCCACATGAACGAAACGTAAAGTGATTTTACTAACGGTGTGATGCGTTTTAATTCGCGGTAATATTCACTACTATATAGGAGCAGTATGAAGGGGATTGCGTCGATATTTAGCAACTGGACATTAAAATATTGAATATTGTTGTGGCTTTGGATTTCGTATGTCGAAGATTGGGTTAATAGTAAATATGAAATAAGCGAAAAGGCAATATCGTAAGATAGTTTGTAGAATACTTTGTTGTTGGTGAAGGTTTTGTATAGTGCTTTTTTTTCAGCTGTAATGTTGTAGTTTGGGTGTTCATTGTATGATAATGCGTCTACGTAACGATCTTTTCCGTAGGTGTAGTAGCCTATTAGAAATTGGATTAGAATTTGTTTAATAGTTACTATATTCTCTCCATAATGGATATTTGTGAATACATTTTCTATAATATTTAATGGTATACCGATGTCTAATCCGGTTAATGGTAATGGTTGAAAATTACAGGATGGGGCTTGGCGGGGTCTGGATAATCGATGCGTGGATAATCGATGTGTGGATAATCGATGTGTGGATAATCGATTGTTATATATAGGGAGTTGACGATTTATTAACATTATTAATACTTAATAAAATTATAATTTTAAATTTTATTAAACTTGGGATTTATTATACTTGGGATTTATTGTGAAAAGTTGTTAATTTGTTCGATTAAGAGTTCGTGGTAGTTTTCTAGATTGGAGCTTTCGCGGGAGGGGGCGCCTTTGCTGAAAGTGTTGTGAACCATATTTGACCATGTTGGGTCCAGAATGTCGAAATGACCGTAGTTTTCAATGGTTTTTACTTTTTTATTTTTTAGTTGATTTAAATTCAATGAATATTTATTAATTGGAGGAATCGGAGGGAAAATTTTCCATCGGTTTGAGATACTCGACTTTAGAATGAGAGTTTTTTTATTTAGTTTATTTCTGCGATTCTGACCTGGTTTAAATATAGCTTTGAATACTAGATTGAGTTTATCCGCTTCGATGAAACTGGATATTTGCTCTTCCATGTCGTCCATTTTTTCTAAATACTTGAATACATTGTATTGCTCTAGGTTAATGTTATTCTTGAAATAGTAGTGGTCTATTGGATCAATTAGGACTAAATTGGCAATATTGGCACTTACGTCTTCGGCATCTCTTTCAAGATATTTAATTAAATCGATTGCGTCGCTAGCGCTGGTCGAATGGGAAATAACGGATAATGTGTCGGTTTTTGCAATATTATTTACGAGTGCTAGATTCTTTTCTAAATCAGATGAGGCGATGTATACCTTTTTGGATTCGGATAGTTTATTTAAAAAAGTATTGTATATGTCAGACGGTAGTGCAGTTCTTAATTTACCGGTGTAAAATAATACGTTTGATGGGGTCGGCATGTTGATATCGGCGTCGGTGGACTCAGTGTCGGTGTCGATGGACTGTGATGCTTCTCTTTGGGATTGCTCTTCTACGTCGATAATATTGTCGGTTTCGGATAGGGTGTCGACGCTGATTAGTGTTGGGCCTTCGTCGTCGATGTCCATTTCGTTGTAGGACGAGACGTCTGGAGCTCCTCGGAGAAGGGTCGATGATAGGCGACGAGGAGTATATGAAGTAAATGCTGTGGCCTGATTTACTAAATTAAGTAATAGAAATATGGAATAATTATATTTCATTATATAATTATTAGGTTTTAATTCTCTTTAATTACTATTTAATAAGTATTTAATAACTTATTATTTTATTATATTACTTTAATGAACATATTGGCGAAATTTAAATTAACATTCTTGTATTTGATAATTGGGGTTGCAAATGGGTTAAAATTTTATCCTTTTTCAAGCGGAACGATGATTAAAGGACATGGTGTGGGTGCTGGTGTGGGTGCTGATGAGGGGTTAGACAGTTCCATTCGCGGTACATTGAAGGATAATCATGAAATTTTTACGAATAAGTTTAAATATAGCGTTATTGGGTTGGAACATGACATTGAACATATGAAAAGTGCTATGGGAAAACAATTTGTTATCAATCTTTCTTCCTTATTGCCTAAGGTTGATACAATTGGACACGATGTTTTACAGGCAAATAATAGGTTTATTGTTGATGTATTATCGTATCCGAATGTGCCGGATGATGTGAAGAAACAGATTATTTTGTTGTCTATTAAATTGGCTCAGTATGGTGATGATTTGGGGTCGGTATTTTTGCAACAATATTATGATTTGGTTGATAGATTTTTGTAGAATGAAAGAATTTATATTATTTAATTTATAATTTATTATAATTTATAATAATTTATAGATATTTATAGATATTTATAGATATATAATTATGAAGATTAATTTTAAGTCTAATTTACTTAAATTTGTTTATAATGGCATTCTGACTGGGATGCCTTTGGTTGCTTATAATCCTATTTCGAAGAATACATTAAATGTGCCTTTGATTGTGGCGCCTCAAAGTACGTATTTGAATTTGAAGCTTGATGATAAAAAATCGGAATATTTGGATAGGTATATTCAAGATTATACTGATACGTTGGAAATTGTTCCTATTAGTATTTTTCCTGGAGAGAAAGAATCGAAATATCTGAGTATTAATGTTTATAATTGTAGCAGTTCGGTGTTTATGAATGATGAAAAATGGATAACTAGATGTGAAGTTAATACGTATGTTCGCGATAAGGATGGAAATTATGGAACTATTATTTTGGATTACTTGTGTAATGATTTATCGATGGACCCGGTTAATATATTTAAACAAAAGGAAGATATTGTGTTTCATGAAAATGAAAATGAAAATATTATTAAGGGGAAATCGGTTGGTGATAAAATTTCGTTGGATTTTAAATATAATACGCTTGGGACGATTAAGACGTCTATTAGTGACAGTTTGATTAAATATACGGATAATATTTATTATAAAAATGGAATTATGGACAAAGTATACTATGATTCGTCACTTGTGAATGCTGTTGTTAAACGACAGTTGAGTTTTTTAGACGAACAATGTGATTTTAATTTTGTTTATAAAGATTTGGTTTTTGATAAAATTAGCAATATGTTTTATTTTGACAATGAAATAAGATTTATTGGAGGAATGTGGGATAATTTAAATTTTGATTAGTGTGTTGGCAAAACTTACGTCGTAATGTTAACAGCTAATATTTCTCTTCATAATAAATTTTATGACTTAATCATTCTTCGTCTTTATTTGAATGCTTATCATCCCCTTTTCTTATAGTAGTATTATTCAATTTTGACATGACATTAGAAAACAGGTAAAAGACAAATAAAATTATGAAGCAAACACAGTTTGGTTTGTGAAGATGTTCGTCATATGGACTCGACGTTCTGTTAGGTTGAATACTTAACTGGTGTATGTCAACATTACGGGTATTATTAGTCAAGGCAATGTCAGGCAACTTTGAGTGAATGTTGTTTATATTGGTTAATATTGAACTAGAAACTTTGTTGTTTTTAATCAAACGAGCTTTTACCTTTCTATTTGAGGATTTATATTTCTTGTGTTTTCGCAATGATTTTATAATCTGCATACATTAATCCTATTATAAGTTTTAATATGATTTGTGAAAAAATAAAAATATGATGTTCAATTAGTATCTGTTATAGTCAATAAATGCACATTTAGTATGAATAGTGAAAAATGCCAATATAAGTACCATATTGATACTATATCTGTTTTGGCTTTTGTAATGTGCCAGTCTAATAGTTTAAAATAAAATGCTAATGAGAAAAGACTTAACATATATGAAAAGGATACTCCTTTTTCATGATGTGCGTGTCCTAATATATATGCATTATATACTGCTAAACTGCGGTCGGACCATATAAGAGTTTTTGATGATATTCGTGGTGACCATACTACCATGGTCAATATATACTGGCCTATTTGACAGATAACAATTTGTGTCGAATAGTTACAATATACCAAACAACAAGCTAATAAAAGAAACCAATGAGAACTAATTTGCGCTGCTCGTGGTGTTAATTTATCGTTTGATTTTATATCGTTTGATTTTATATCGTTTGATTTTATATTCATTGATTTTATATCGTTTGATTTTATATTCATTGATTTTATATGTATTTAATTTATTTTACATTTATATTCATAATAACTATTTGTTTTTGTTTAATATATATGATTTTATTTGATGAGATAGCCACTGGTGATAAACATTTATATTTTCTTCGGTGCGGTTTTTATTGCCTACGGCAATGCGTGTGTTGTGCATAAAATCGCTGTATTCCTTGTTTAATATATCGGCATGACCATGGGTTTTGGCCGTTAGGGTTTTGATATTTTTTGGAGTTTTACTGGTTAATAGTTCGGGGGGAATTTCTAAAATCGGGATAAACGGTAGTCCGAATGGATCAAATGTGATTTTATAGGATTTTAATGCATATAAATATAATATTGATGATATTGTTTCCACATTATACGGTTTGGATGTGTTTGATAAACGCGTATTTACAGGGTCTAGAAGGATTAGCTTATCGATTATTTGGTTCTGATTGTATGTTTCAATATTTTTGAGAGCGACGGTTGCGCCTGATGAATGACCGGCTATTACCACTTTACCATATTCGTTTTTCAAGGTTTGGGATAATATATCGAAATTTTCATAATTGAAACTGGGAACATAGACGTCTATGTTGTTATTCATTAGTTCTGTGAAAAAATTGTCATATATTTTTGGAGAGATAAATGAACTGGCTCCTGTAAAAAATATAAGACAAGATTTTGATTCGTGGTTTGATTCGTGGTTTGTTTGTTTGTAGATTTTTACAGATGTTAAATTTTTTATTAGTGGAGAGATATAACGTTTTTTTAGATGAGTCAATGGATTGACTTGTAATTTAAATGTTTCAGCGGGTTCGTTTACAAATACTAATAGATGGAGCAAACTGAAAAGGAAATAGTAAAGTATTTTTTGTTTTATATGCTGCTTTTGTTTTATCATTATAGTTAATAATTATAATATTTAGTGATGTCTTTATTTATATGTTTGTTAATTTGATTTAAAAGGTATATTATAATTATATTATATATTGTAATGCGTTACCATATGTATCTAAGAAATTGTTATTTATTTACTCTTATTTTCGGTGGTGTAAATAGTTATAGTATTAATGGAAAAAGTGATATGATTAATACTATAAGAAATACGAATACTATAAGAAATATGAATACTATAAGAAATACGAATACTAGAAGACGATTTAATCGTGGAAGGACGTATGCAAGCAATCTTAAGATGGATTATGATTCTGATGGGAAATTGCCATCTGAAATTATTAAACAGCTATCGACTAATTCTCCGAAACCTGGGGATGCATGGACTTATCAAACGTTTATTGATAATTTAAATAAAAATAATGTTGATAGTGTTAGTATTTTTAGTAACGAGAAGGCGTTTGCTGTGATTGATAAGAATGTTGGAGATGGGGTGGGTGGTGGGTTGGGAGATGGGGTGGGAGGTGGATTTGTGAATGGTATGTCTTCGGATAATGTTCATATTGTTCAAACTTTGCCTAACATGATTAACGATTTGATTGACCAGCTTAATAGCAATCATATCCAATATGATATTTATAATTTACCTATGAAGAATGAAGGAAATTTTCTGGATGTCTTACTTGTTCCACTACAGTTTGTGGGTTTTTA